AGTTCGACGCTCTGGTAAACGCCTCTTCCTTGCACTATATACATCGACTAGCTAAGTCTTTGTAGCTTATGTTATTAATATAACATCTTACAAATAAAAGTCAACCACTTTTTTACCAAAAATACATTTTTTTGGCAAGTATATTATTAATTTTGTTGATTTGGTGCTGTTTGATTAGTTGCTTGTAGCACCAAAGGGTATAGTTGCTCATAACACTTCTCCTAGTTAAAGGGTTAAAGTGCGTTCCTTCGCAATATGCTACTTCCGTCCCGTAGGATGAACGTAAAACTATTTATCATTGAAAACCCGCCGAAGCGGGTTATTCGCAGTCTTGCGTTTCTAGCAATCTATGCATGTAATTTACTTGTTCATTACATACATTGTAACTTCGAAACCAAAACGCATTTCTGTGTATGTTGGCTTTGACCACATATGTTTTCTCCTTCTTAAAGGTTAATAATACGTACTACAGTATTATTTAAACATATTATAAAGCAAAAGTCATACGTAAAATCATTAATTTTAGTCAATAAAAAAGGGCGAAGTAAACTCCGCCCTTTTTGTTTTTTTACTAATTAAGTAAATCTTAGCTAAAGCTAACGTTACCGTTAGTGATAGCAACTTTACCTAAGTAGTCTGCCGCATTACCAAGTGACGAAGCAGTATTTGTTAGCTCAACATAACCATATCTGGTCATGAAGCTAACTACTGGCTCGAATGTACCTGGGTCTAGTACAACACCACTGCTCATCAATGGAATGTATGGGCAGTAGAACGCGGCTGCGTCTGATTCGCTTGAACCTTTGTAACCAATAAGTACTGGTGCGCTGTCTGAAGCATATGTGTTAACATAAACTTTCATTGCGTTGTTCAATGTACCAACCATTTTAGTGTTAGTTGGTGCTTCGAAAGTACCTTCTGTTGTACGTGCAAACGCTGAAGTTGTTGCAGACTGAAGAATTGTAAGTGCTAATGGACTTACAACTGCCCAGTTACCTGCGCCTCTGCGTGTACGCTGTGCAATCAAGTTTGATACTCTGTTGATTTGAACTGCCAATGCGGCATGCTCGTCACCAACAAAAGTAGCTGTACCTGAAACTGCTGCCTGATCATAAGTTTCAGTAGCGGCTCCAGCTAGTGAGGTAAGTGAAGCAAGTACTTCTTGGTCAATCTCAGCAGTAATTTCTTGTGCAAGAGCTGCCATGATCTCAGCTTCAACGTCGATGCCATGCTGTGACTGAGCGTCTTGCGCGGCTTCGAAAGTCCAGCGAGCTGATAGCTTTCTGGTTTTCGCTTCGACAGTTTGTTTTAAGATCTGAATTGACATTCTGTTACCAGCGGCACCTTCTAGTGTTGCTGTTGATGCGGCTCTATCTGTAGCGGCATCACCTGAATATCCTTCAGCGATCTTGAATGGTGATAATGCTTCATCACCAGCTGTTGTGTCAGTACCGTTTGTGCTGTTGAAATCATCAGCATAACGCACACGTAGTGTGTGAATTTGACCAACTGGACCAGTCATAGGCTGAACACCAACTAACTCGTTAGCAATAACGGTTGGCATTACACGTCTAATAACTGGGAGAATAACTCTGTTTAGAGTTGCGACATTACCGGCAGAAGTAGCACCTGCAGTTGCGGATTCTGAAAGATACTTGCGAGTATTTTCAAGAGTTGTTTCCATAACTGCTTTCTTGTTGCCTTGTAGGCCTTCAACAAGTGCTGTTTTAGTATCCTGCCAGCGACTTTCTAGTAGTTCTGACATTTAAGTTCTCCTTAGTTTAAACCTGCTAGACGACGAATATCAAAAACGTTATCGTCGTTTGCTTTTACTTTTGTGACGTCAGTGTCACGGTTGCCTGTTACTTCTTTTGCCTCTGTTATTGCTGCCTTCTGCTTCGCTGGAGTTTTACCGTCGATTACTGCCGGTAGGTACTTATCAAACTGTGTACGTAGTTTAGCAGTTTGAACTGATTCCAGTAAGTCTGTCATTATTTCGCGCTGATCTTTTGATAGCGGTGAAACTAAATCATTTAAGATTTCTTTGCGGTTAGCAGTTTCAATTAAACGCTGTTTTTCAGATTCTTTAGACTCTGCAAGTTTAATTGCTTTTTCTGCTGCCTGTTTTGCTTCTGCTAATTTCTTGTCCTTAAGATCAAGAACTTTCATTAGTTTTGCTGTTTCTGACTTTTCATTTAAGTAGCTTGTAGAATATTCATTTGCAAATGCTTCGAATACTCTGCGGCCAAAGTCATTTCTACGTGCAGATTCGATGTCTTCTTTAAGCTGGCCAATCTCACTAGTGAGTTTTTTGCCAACAGTTTCTGCCACCATGTCTGCACTTTTCTTAATGAAGTCTTTTTTGACCTCAGCAAATTTTGTCTTTGCTTCTTTGACAAGTTTAACCTTTGTTTCTGCAAGGTCTTTCTTGTCTTCGTAAAACTCAGCAATTTCTTTAGATAGTGCCTCTACTACAAAATCTTCTAGTTTGGTAAATTTCTCTGCCATAACTTTCTGATCTGAGTGAAGTTCGCTTACTTCTTTTCCAAGTTGTTTTGTAACAAACTTTTGAAGAAGATTTGCATTTTCACGCATAGCAACAGCATATTTTGCTTTAGCTTCTGCTAGTTGTTTGCGATCGTCTGCAAATTCAGCTATTTCTTCTGCAAGACGCTCTGATACCATTTGATCAATTGCTTCGACCATAGTTGCTTTGTCGTGTTCATACTTCTTAGCAAACTCTTCACGAAGCTCAGCAGTTACCTGCTGTTTGTTTTCTTTGATCTTGGTATTCCAAGCCTCTTCGATTTCGGCACGGACATCTTCTGAAACTACGTCATTTTCAAAAAGTGTTTTTAGTGCATCCAACATGTTATGTTCTCCTTTTATTGGAGTCGGTTGATTATATTAATCAACGATTCTTTTAAGTACTTTTGTGCCTTTGCGTCTTCTCGAGTCGCCTGCGCCAGTTCGTATGCCTTATACCCACCACGGGCATTCATTAGATGCTCGTAGATTGGCGTTGGGTACGCCCCTGGAGCACTAGGTTGAGCAACGACATCAACAGTAATGATTTCAAAATCACTTACTTCATTGTTGCCGTCCTCTGAAACATTCCCAGATCCCCTTGATGAAACACCTAGTTTTACACCTGCTTCAAGCATAGTTTGAACTAGTTGTCCCATAGGGGTTGGTAATACTTTTAATTTTCCGTAACCATTTGGGCCATCCATCCACATTTCTGTGATCATATGGCTTACACGGTCTAAGTTAATGTTAAGTCCTTCTGGATGATCAACCTCTCCGAGAACACTGTATCCTCCGCTTATTTGATCATTGAGAGTTTTGACAGCCCTTCCAATCTCATTTACAGGATACACACGCTGGTTTGCGTTGCGTACTCCGCCTTGGATACAAATACCTTTCATAAAAAGATCTTTGCCTCCAGTTGAGTTTTCCGATGACTCAACGACCATACTTGCTTGGTCAAATGTCAAATGCTCTCGTAAGTTTATCATTCAGTCTTCCTTACTTTTACTGGCCAACAACACTGCGTGTGCCGTTAGTACCAGTGTCGCCCATTTTAGGCTTGCTGGCTGACTTTAAGCTCTTACCTGCTTTGCCGCCTGGTACATTAACATTGCCTGCTGAATCTTCTTTAGCAGTTGTGTCACTTAATGCTGAACCTTTTACAGAACCACCTGCTCCTGCTTCAGCTACATCACCTGTGTCACTTTGTGCAATATTACTTGCTGTACCACCCATGTCGTTTTTACCTGCTACAGCTGACTTAGTACCGTTTGTACCTGTATCACCCATTTTAGCAGTTACTTTTTCGACATATTCTCTCATTGTTTCGGTTTGTGATTTGCTAGACTCTTTAGTTTCTTCATCGTCTGCTGACTCTAATTCAACTGATTCTTCTTCAGCTTCCTCTTCGTCGTCACCACCGTCCATATCCATGTCCATGTCGTCGCCTTCTTCGCCACCCATGTCCATGTCATCGCCACCTTCTTTGTTTAGTAGCTCTTCAAAATCTTGTTGTAGTTTTTCTAGTGCATCCTCAAGATCGTCAATGCGCTCTTCAGTGTCACCTTCAGCTTCGTCACCCATATCCATGCCGTCCATGTCGCCGCCGTCCATTGGAACTTCAATATCGCCCATCATGTCGTCTGTAGCGTCCATGTCGTCATCGGCTTCAACTTCAAATTCGTCAAGATCAAATCCTTCGTCAACTTCTTTGCCGTCGTCTTCGTCTTTTGCTTCTTCAACTTCTTTGTCGTCGTCTGATGACTCATCTACTTCTTCATCTGTTGCTTCATCTACTTCTTCGTCTTCTACATCGCTTTCAAGTAGGTCAGCATAAATTTCACGTGATTTTTCTACCACGATTTCATGGAAAAGCTCTTCCGCACCTGCTTTGTCTTCAGCAATGAGGCGCTCAAGCATTTCTTCAAACTTGTTTTGATCTGCCATTTTGTATCTCCTATAAATGTTATACCTATGGTAAGGCTGTCAATATTATTTACTATTTATAAGAAAAAGTACGTAGATATAGGCTCAAAACGAGCCATTTTGCATATATGCTAGGAAAGATTGAACATTTTTTTGAAATCTTCAACAAAAATATGCTTCAAATTGTTAAATTTATTTAGTTCGTCTGGAATATAATTATCAGGCATTATTACTCTATAAAAATCTATAAAAGGATTTTCTCTAACTACAGTTGTAGTTTGTCTTAGCCAGTTTCCAAAAAAAGTTGCACCATCTGATGACTTTTTGTAGTTATTTGTGTCCGCATAAACGTTGTTTAAACGTTTACCATCGTCTAACCCTTTGAAATCAAAACCTAAAATAAAAACTCTCTTATGAGCATGTTGACTAGCAAGCCATAGTGCAGTTGGTCCTGAACTCCACCCTTTACTTGGTCTAAAATAGTTTAATCCTTGTATTTTTGCAAACGCTCTATTAGGATTGGTCCAAACATGATGATTATATTGATATCCTGATTTAGATATTTCTAAAATCATTTTAACATCTACTGCAACCAAGTAATCAGGATTGTATTCTCTGTATAATGCATTACAGCCATATATCTTTCCGTATACATTAAGTTCTTGAGGTAGTATACCTTTCCTGCTTACACCATTTCCTAATACAAAGCATGTATTAGATGAGGTATTAGGCAAAGGATTTGATTTGCTTTCTGTTATTTCTTTTTGAAGTTTAAGACTACGCTGTTTAGCTTTTTCTGCTCTTCTTGCGTCTCTTATTTTTTGGAATTCTTCTTTTGTATATTTAGACTTATCTATCTTCGGCATTACAATCCGCCACCCGCGGCAGCCTGAGCTGCCAGTCCATACATCTGTCTAACAAACTCAAGTTCGTTTTCTTTTGCTTTTGTATGTACTTCAGCGGCCTTGCGAGCACGGTTAATCTGGCGAAGTGTTAATCGAGTTTTACGTGTGTCATCTAGATCGACAATAGAATCGTCATAGACGGGATCATATCTATCGTCTATCACGTTTTCAAGGCTATCTCTATCTATGTAAAATATCTCTCTTAAGTTCATGATAATATTTATCTTTAAATCTGTATATCGCCACCAGTATCACCTCCGCCTCCTGGAGGAGCGGTTGTAGCTGATTCTGGTCCGGCAGTGTCACCGCCGTCTAGTTCTCCACCTGTGTCAGGTGCTTCGTCTTCAAGTCCACCTAGATCTGCACTTATACCTGCTGAACTAATTCCTGCGCCTCTCATTTCGGCGGCGGCGTCTTCGGCATTTGGTTCAATGTTTTCATCATTTTCTTCGCGCCATAGAACTTCATTTTCTGCAATTTCTTCATCAGTTAAACCTAAGAAACGTTTTAACGCAAATCTATTAGCAACATAAGGTATAGCACTCATTTGTGTAAATGTTGGAACACGACTGTTGTCAAGTTCTGCCTGTCTGTAACTAGCAAAGTTTTGCGGAGGTTCAAACACAAGATCAAACATGTTAGTATCAATGTTTACACCTTTTTCTAACAAGTAACGTTTAAATTCTTGATTTAAATCTTCTATTACAAGACCTTGCAAGCGTTCACAGTATGTGTTAAAACGAAGTTCTTGAATGTATGCAGTACCAACACGACCGTCATTATAAGATGTTGCGCCATCGTCTGCACCTGTTGGTAAGTATGAGCTAGGTATACGCAAACCGCGTACAAGTTTATTTGTAAAATATCTTAAGTCGTCAATTTCTCCGAGATTAGTTCCTCCTGGTAGTGTTTCAACTTTACTGCCACGGCCTTCAGCAGTTTGAGGGAAAAAGTAATCTTCGTTGATTGATAGAGGATTGTAACTAGAGTCTATGACATTCTGACCGCCCCCAGTCGCGGATGGGATACGTCTTTGGTGTATTTCCGTTTTAACACGCTCAACAAATTGCATAGCAAGGTGTGATGGCATGTTGCCCACATCAACGTAGAATACTCTCCTTTCAGGTGCTCGTTGCACTCTGTAGATAATAATTGCATCTTCAAGCAATTCTTTTTGCTTGTACACTTTAAATACTGTTTCAAGCAAGCTATTACCAAATGGATAGTTATTATCAAGACCTTCTGATAAACTTAGATGTATAATATGTTTTGCATCAATAGCTATTTCACCATCTTCTAGTGAAAAACGACTGCCGGAGGTTGCTTGATTAGGTTGTCCTACCATGCCTCTAACACCGCCGGTGATATAACCTTCTCCGCCTCCAGTAATGTTTCCATTTGTTTGATGAGGCGTTGTAGCTACTAAATCTCTAAAGTTAAAGTTTATATCTCTAACAATATATTGCTCAGGAGTTTTACCTTCTGATTCATTTACAATAATTCTTTTAACTTTAGCTGGATCAATATGAAATAATTTTTTTGTTTCTGGATCTCTTAAAAAGATTTGATCACCATACTTGAATACATTACGCAATACTCTGAACATTCTAGTTTCAAAGTTATTGAGTTTGTACCATTGTTTGAGGTACTGACTTAAAATTTGTACTTCTGAGTTGGTTGCACTTTTGGTAAATTCGAACTTGAAGTTTGTTCCGTTTTGGTCATTCTTTTGTGTGCAAAATTCTGCAAGAATGTCTAATGCCGCATTTACTTCAGAATCTAAATCCATTGTATTATAATGTCCGTATCTTTCAACACGGTTGGGCGATCCTACGTATACATCTGGCAAATATGAACTATAATTTGTACGTGCAGGTCCTGGCTGTCCTCCTCTAGTATTAGAAAAAGGAGAGAAGCTTCCTGATGTATTATCACCAGTTTGAACAGGAGTAAAATATTTTTTCCAACTCATCTATTAAAATCCTAAGCCTTTAAACACATTTCCACTTAAATTTCTAGAAGCACGTAAGTTCTTAGACTGAACATCAAGCTGTCTATGTGCTACGCCAGCTAATTCTTGTAGTGTAGTATTTAACATTTCTTGTCCCTGACTGCCTGATTCTTGAAGCATTGTTCTAAGTTGATTTATAACTTCTGAAAAATCTTGGTTAGGAGCAGGTTGATTCGCACGAGCAGTAATTGCTCTACTTTGTATTCTACTTGTAAGTTCTCTTACACCTTCTCGCATTTGAGCTTCGTTTGCTACCATTTCGTTGTTATGTAATGTTGCTGATGTACCTTCGCCAAAATCAGCAAATAGTCTACCAAATTCGCCAACTGTACCGTTGTTCATCTGAGTAGGAGGTGACCCTTCTGGAAATTGTGCGTTAGGAAATTCTGCGTCTGGTATTGTAGTTCCGTTACCAAAAATACTATTAAATGCATCAGTAATAGCAGTGCCTACACTTTCAACTAAACTGTTAACCAAATTAATATCATTTTGTTGCATATCTTCGCGAACTCTTGTAACATCATTTTGTGCTTCTAGTGATATTGCTTGGATAGATGCTAGAGCCGCTTCTTTTTCTGCTTGTGAAGAATTTAAATCAACAAGTATTGCTCTTTGTTCTTGTAGTATTTCTGATAATTGTTGAGCATTGGCTTTAGATTGCTCGCTTGCTTCAGGATCATTAATAATATTTTGTAATCCGTTTATTATTCCATCTACACCAGAAGGATCTATAATCGATCCTGCGCCTCTTATAACATCTTGAACTGTTTGATCGATTTCGCTGTTTAATACTGTATCTCTTACAGCTAACATTCCACCTTCGATTTGTGTTCTAAACTGAGTGCCAATTTCTGTTACTAAAGCACTAGCAGTATCTCTAATCATTGTTTCAGTTGCAACAACACCTCCCATAGTTGGAGAGCTTTGCGTGTTATTTTGTGCTGTAGCAATATTTTCTCTTGCCCTGTTTAACGCATTTGCAAATTCTTCTGCACTTGCACCAGCTCTGTTATTACCATCAATTTGAGTTTTAATTGCATCTAAAAAGTCTTGATTAACTTCTAGTAAATCCGAACTTGCTGTACCAACTGCGCCTGCTAGTCCGCCCAGTCTTGCTACACTTAGGTATTCATCAGAATCCATTCTTGCTAGTGCTTGAGCCTGTGCTTGCTCCATCATTCGATTAGCACCTTCAATGTCACCTTGGTTCATTAATTTTGCTGCCTGACTCATAGATTCAGCAGCCTCTGGTGCCGCGGCATACAACCCTTTCATTGCTTCATTAGTTGGGTCAATTGCGCCATTTAGTGCAACCATGCTATCAAACATATCTGCAAAACCAGGACCGAGTGTTCCGTTGATATCTCTAGCCATTGTTTGATAAGCCGCAGTAACATCTTGACCTGTGCGTTTTTCTATCTGCCTTAGAGCGGCTTGAGTTTGACCTGCTCGCATTCTTTGCCTAGCTTCATCTTGAAGTTCTTTACGACTTTTACCTGTTAGTCTTGCTAGTGTATCTAATTCGTAGATATAATCTTGAGCGGCTTTATTTCTCTGACTTGTAGTCATATTTTGATAGGTATCATTTCTACGCTGGGCATCCATATAGTCCATTAGATATTGATTTGATTCTTCAAATCCTATACCTAGAGCTTGAACACCTAAACCTAGTCTACTATCATAAAATGCTTTACTTTGTTCTACAAATGCTCTTGTACCTTGATCAACACTACCACCTAATGCTAAAAGTTTTGCAGAATTTTCAGTTACCATTCCTGCAAATTCATCTAGAGGCATTCTAGTTTGGGCCGCGGCTACTCTAAGAGTAATTAAATCTCCTTCAAGACCTCCGCCAGCATCACTCATTCCCCTAAATGCATCTGCTGAATCTTGAATGTATTTTACTACATTGTCGGCACCGCCTGCTAGAGTTGCAAAGGCTCCGTTTAGAAAATTAGAGCCTGTGTTTAAATTTCCAAAAGAATCTTTTAATACTTTAGTTTGATCAGTAAGAGCAAAATTACCTTGGATTAAGTTACCGCTTATTCCTGCAATCGTACTTGCAGTTCCTGTTAACGTTTCTGTAACAGCGGTCATAGTACCTTGCGCCATGCGACTGATCATGTTAGCGCCAGAATCGTTGGCTGCGTTGATATTATCTGCGGTAGTTCTGCCTAATTCACCAGGTAGACCGCCTAAAAGCTGTCTGATTGCGTTTTGACCATCTTCGGTAGCTACACCTGCTAGTATTGCACCGTCAAGTTCACCACCACCTTGTATTCTTACTGCCAAATCTAAATCTCCTGGTTATTTATAGACTTAAATAAAGTATATAACATAATGTATTTATAGGAATTATAATATGAGCAGTTTTCTTGAATCGTACAAAAGACAGCCTAAGATATATATTGATCTACCGTCTCCTAATTATTATCCCGACGGGGTTTTAGCTGATGGACAAGCTGTAAGTCTGCCAGTATTCGGAATGACTGCGGCAGACGAAATATTACTTAAAACACCAGATGCACTTTTTAATGGCGATGCTACAAAGCAAGTTATTCAAAGTTGTATTCCTACAATATTAAAACCAGGACTAATGCCTACTATTGACATAGACTTTGCGTTAATTGCTATTAGAATAGCTACATATGGCGAAACACTAGATATGGAAGTAACATGTCCTGAATGTAAGGCTAAATCTTCGTTTGCCTTAAATTTACAAGCCTATCTCGAAAAA